AGGCAGTGCTGCGGATCAAACAAAGAAAGCGATGTTAGATTTATATAATGAAGGTATTGTGCCTGAGATTGCTATCCATGATGAGGTAGATATAAGTCTTGAAAACTCCCAAGAAGTTGATAAAGTCAAGGAAATTATGGAAAACTGCGTAGACAAATTAAAAGTTCCTAGTCTTGTAAATGAGAGAAGTGGTAAGACTTGGGGTGAAGCAGGAAAATAATGTTTTATGTAATGGTATTGACGATTTGTATTGCAAGTCCTGTTATAGCACATAAAGATTTGTGCCAGGTCTTCGTTGAGGATACACCTTTTAAATCTTTAGAATTGTGTATGACTCAGGGAAGAATGATAGCTAATACTTTAAATGAAGAAGGATATTACACTAGTGTCTTTTGCAATCAATCTCATGCTTATAACTTTGGTAGAAAGGATGCCACGTTATGACCGATATAACGAAATATAAATCTTTAGCGGCAGATTTAGAAGATTATGCGATAGTCGCTGAAATCAGAGAAACGACAGGACTACCTGTTAAAACCATTATCAAGCAATGTATTGCTTTAGGAAAAGATGCATGGGAAAAAACAGGAAAAAAGTATATCCCTCAAGAAAATACAAACGCCTAAGTAAGAAGGATTGCCCTCTTTGTTTTGGAGAGGGCTATTCTGTTGCTACGTTTGGAGATAATCTCGTGGTGATTCCTTGCTCTTGTGTCAAGGAAAAAAAGATAGAAAAAACCTTGCATTGATGATACAAATATGTCATGCGAAACGATTTTGGTATAAGTATGAAAAATGGTGGACTCGTTGGAGGCCAGAAAAAACTTGACGTGAATAAAGACGGCAAGATCACAGGTGCAGATTTCAAAATGCTTCGAAAGAAGAAATCCAAGAATAAGGTTAAAAAATAATGTCTCGCCCTGGTCTTTACGCTAATATTCATGCGAAAAGAAAACGTGGTGAAAAGATGCGTAAAAAGGGTGCCAAAGGTGCTCCTACCGCTAAAGCTTTTGCAAGAGCAAAGCAAACAGTAAGGAAAAAATAATGGCAGATGATAAAAAAACAGTAAAAGACATACCTAAAAGGGTATTTGAATCTTTAACCAAAGAGCAGCAAGATGATATAGCAGGAGGTATCTCTGAGAGAGAATTAGATATCTTACTTAATAGATACAGAGAAAAAGGTAAAAAAGAAAAAGATCCCAAGCCTAAGAAAAATCCTATAGGTGCAGCTTTATTATATGCAAAAAAAGGTGGCATGGTCAGTAAGTCCAAAGTTGCAGGAAGATTAGCTAAAAGAGGCTATGGTAAGGCTATGATGGGTAAAAAATAATGGCTAAAAATAAAAAAACAGCAGGATTATTAGACGATATTTTCGATTTTGGTTTTGGTTTAAAATTTGATAACGAAATGATTGATCAGGCTGAAAATATTATTGGTAAAGATAAAGAAGATATGTCCCCTGAGGAGAGAGATAAGTTTAGAAAAATTTTAGAAGATTTATTAAAGAAAAAAAGAGAAGGAAACGAGGCTCCTGCCACGGGTAAAACTGGTGGTATGGCTACTAAAACATCAAAAGGAAACAAGATTATAGCGAAAAAACCTAAGGTGGCAGGTAGATTAGCTGCAAGAGGATACGGCAAAGCCTTCAAGGGTAGATAATCATGCTCCTCAGGGCTCTTAAAACGGGTTTTTGGGGGTAATTTTCAAGTATCATGTATCAAGAATCTCGGTGCAGATTAGTTTTAGAAACAATATATAGTTCTTTTTATAACAATTATTATATAAAAAATATTTTCATTTCATTTTTTAGACGTAATCAGGTAATGTTATATATATTATATATATATTTCAATACTTTGAGCCATTACCTTTACAATACTTTACCATTACTTCATTACTTTAGGATAAATAGAAATGCTTGAAATTATTGACTTTTGCCCTTTATGTGGTTTAGATATAGAAGAAGATTGTGAATGTTATGGCTAAAAATCATGGTGATATAATAGAGCAAGATGGACTTACGAGAAGACAGAGGTCATTTGCACAAATCCTTGTAAAAGAGAATGGTAGAGCTACACCTACTGAATGCGCCCGGCAAGCAGGATACTCAGAAAAAAGTGCAACTCAAATTGCTTGTAATTTACAAAATCCAAAAATGTTTCCCAAGGTTGTAGAATATATTGATACTTTGACAAAAGATTATGCACACTCAGCAAAAATAGATTTTATGAAACACGCAAGAGAGATGGCAAGATTAAGAGATATGGCTATTGAGAAAGATCAATTCAGCGCTGCAATCAATGCTGAATATCGAAGAGGTTTACTTGGTGGATTTTATGTTGATCGAAAAGAAGTTGTTACTGCTAGTCTTGATAATATGTCTAGAAAAGAATTAAAAGAAAAGTTAGAAAAATATAAAGAAGAAAATCAATTAATCCAAGATGCAGAATGGAAAGAGATTGAAAATAATTCTGAAGAAAATTAAATTTATATTTGACAATCCCATAAAGTTAGAATAACAATTTATACATGGAGTTAGAAAGGAGAGAATACGATATTTTTTCAATGAGCAAATATTTTAATGTTAATTTCTCCCCGCTTTTAACTACTAGCAAGTTTGCTCTTGTTAAAATCTTTTTTGCTCCTAGTGGATTGGTTTCAGAGGTAGCCTCTAAGTTTTTTCAACCACTTAAAAAAAGTAAACTTAATTTGCACTGTGCTAGGCTTGTTTCTCATTGTGATCATTAGCAGGTCTAGCACTTTACAGAGCATCTAAACACTGGCGACTGTGGGTGTACTGGGTCGCACTTGTTAGTCTTGTACACTCATTTGCTCTTTAACTTAGGAGAAAACATGAAAACATTTAGAGTAATAATGCACAAAGTTCTCAAGCAAGAACATATAATTGAAGCTAAAGATTTTGATGAGGCTTTAGCAAAAACAAAAGAAAACCCTGAGGCATCTATTGTTGTTAGAGATTTAAATACGGCTACATATGATGTTAAAGAGATTAAAGAAATAGATCGTAAGGATATTGGCAAAGATGATTGACGGAAATGACATCATGATTGATGAAGATGATCTGGATGAGAAATTACAAGAATTAATTACCCATTTTTATCCTGATGCTGAGATTGATCAATCAAATGATTTAATTATGAAAAGATATGAAGATATTAAATTACAATTGGTAGATCTGATAATGGATATCTGGGATGAAAAAAAGTAAATATAAAGTTTATGTTTATGAAGCATATACCAAGGTATATGAAGTAAGAGCTGATAGTGAAATTGATGCTATAGTCAAAATAGAAAAAAATGGGGAGAGAATGAATGAAGTACAAATAAAGACAGAAAAAATAAAAGGGCAAATTTTACCAGATAAAATTAAGTTAGAAGAATTTAGAATAGAGGAGGTTATAATATGATTTTGAGATGGTTGTTAGAAAAATTAGCGAAGTTTGTTGAAAAGATTACATAATAATATATAGAATAATTAATTCCCACTTTAATAAGCCCTCCTAAATATTGGAGGGCTTTTTCATTTGACATTTACAAAAAAATATTCCTATAATATCCCAATAAATATTTTATGGAGAGAAAAATGAAACTTAATCAAACTTTAAGAACTCAGATACTTGACGAGCATGGTCGTATCTACTTACAGACAATAACTGATGAGAGAAAAAAATTAGATGAGGAAGTGGAAATTTTTAAATCTTTGCGTTTAGCTTCTCATGAGATTGTAAAAAAAATGTGCTATGAAGTTTTTGGTGATCAGGATTTAGCAACGCTGCGAAAATTTAAATTAACAACTACAAAACATAGTTTTAATGCAGAAACGACTTTTGATATAGAACAAGACGAAGATACTTATGTAGACGGTTATAAAGAAACAATCAAAGTTAAAAAACCTTACTATCATAATTGGAAAAACAGTCCTATTAATTTTGAATTGGAAGGAAAATATTTAGGTTGTTTGTATTTTGATCAATTTTTAAAGGATAATAAAAATCCTTTTTATTTTTGTACTCAGGAGGATATGTGTAGATTTGTCAAAGACAGAACTTTTTATAAAGAGTTAAGTAGGGTAAATAGCTACACACATTGGAGTTCTGAAAAAAAATTTCCTGAAAGTGAAAATTACAATTATGATGATAACCCTAATCCTTATGCTCTTGAAATACCTGATGCAAAAAATAATGAGTTAAGGTTTAAAATTAGAACACAAAAGGATCATGACACCCTGTGTGAATTTCAAGCACAGAAAAATATTATGTATCAGGCATTGAGAAAATACTGCAAAAAGTATTATGAGGTACAGACAATTATGAGAGAGTATTTAAAAACTTGTAAGACTACTGATGATGTCAAAAAAGTCTGGGAAGATTTTAACCCAAGTATTTTAAAAGCTGACATGGGAACTAGTGTTGGTCAAAATATTATGACTATGATGACACAATTAAAATCATTTCATTCAGATAGATTAGCTAATGTTTAATTTGCATATTAAAGAAGTGCATTATGATATGGGTGAAAGTAGTAGTGCTTGTTGCCCTATTGCTTTAGCTTTTGTAGAAAAGTTTTTAGGAACTCATCCCTCAGCAACTTCAGTATGGAAAAAAAATGGCATCCCCTTAATGAGAGGGGATGTTATTTCAGTACAATCAAGCCACACAAGGTTTTGGCATCCAGAAAAACAAAAGGTATATGAGTATATACATGATGAGTCAATTCAGGACTTTATTGAAGAGTTTGATACTTGGTATGATTGTAGCCATCATCCTGATGATAAGCCTGACGAGATAACCTTAACTTTTAAAAAACCTTGGGCAGTATTTG